GTTGCTGAGCCGTCGAAAGGCCCCACCGGGGACAATCGACCCGTCTCAGGGTTGTACTTGATCTCACACGCAACACCTGTGTAGCCATTCCAGCGTCCCTTGAGGACCCGTAAGGTACTGATGTGCTTCTTCGCTGGGTCTTGTTGGTTTCGCTCAACGCCGATAACACCATCAGATAACTGACCAATAGAAGCTGAGCCGCGCAGTTGGCTGAGCGATGTTAGCCCGCCTTCTTCGTGACTATCACCGGGGGGTCTCTTCAAGTGACTCACCAAGATCATTCCCACACCAGTCTCTTGGACCAGTGAGCGGAGCTTGGTCATCAGGTTGTCGATGATCCTTCGTTCGTCACCGTCAGCGATGCCAGAGACAGCAATACTAATATGGTCAAGAATGATCCACCCGCACTCGCAAGAGCGAGCCAAGTATCTAATGCGACTGATGAGGTTGTCCGAGTCCAAAGAACCAAAGTGGTCATAGAGATACACGCACCCACTGCCGACTGTAGCATCAAACGCTTTACGGAGATCAGTGTCATTGATTCCCTTCTTGGACAGGTGAAGGGGCTGATCTTCATGGATGCCCATAAGGCCCAGAGCAGTTCGCTTGACTGATTCTTCTAAGGCAATGTAGCCAACCTTGTGCCCATTGCGGATCAGACTATAAGCGATCTCTCTACAGAACTGACTCTTACCAATACCTGAACCTGCACACCACGTCAGGATCTCTCCCTTACGAAGACCACCAATAGCCGCATCAAGGGCAGGCCAAGGGGTTGGGAAGTTCTCTCCTTCAGTGTCCTTTGAGATTGCGTCCCATAGATCCACACCAGCCACAATGCCATCTGGTCTGAATACCTTGGCACCCCACAGGGCATTGGTTAGCTCTGCGACCTTTCCGTGTACCAACATATCGTTGGCGTCCTTCAAAGGTAACGTAGCTATCTTGCACTTCCCTGGAGTGAACAGGAGAGCGCATTCTTTTGCTGCGTTGATTCCTGGGTCGTCGTTGTCGAAGCACAGGATTACCTCCTCAAAGCTCTCAAGGAACTCCAGGTCAGCTTGAATAGCTTTCTTGGCACCTGCTGCTCCGTTGGGTACCGACAGGACAGGCCACTTGTGGTCTTGGATCTGGGATACCGAGATGGCATCGATCTCCCCTTCAGTAATGACCACCCGCTTACCAGCTTCACGACAACGGTGCTTACCATAGAGACCAATGGATCGTGCATCACCAAGGATCACGAAGGTCTTGTCAGCAAACCGAACCTTCTGAGCGACTAAGGTACCTTGAGCATCCCGGTAGTCTGCGACCTGACACGGAGATCCATTGAAGATATTAGTGTGATAACCCCAGACCTCGCATGAGGTGGTTGTTAGGTGTCGCTTAGGGAGGTCTTGGAAGGTTCCGGTTGGGAGGAGACCCCCGCTCAATCGAGCCACCCGTCGTTCTTCGGGCTTCGGGAACCGAGTATGCTCTCGTCCTTCGCTATTTGAATCCGCATGTAGATGAAGCCCACAAGCGAAGCAATGGCTATGCCCATCGCTATACAGAATAAGATTGTTTCCTGAACGGTCATTTCCGATTCCTTGGCAAGCTTTGCACGGACCCTTCGAGATAGCAGTGCTGGTTTCGTGAGCTGTAATACTTGACATATTCTTTGCCTGTTAGGTCCTTCTTTTTGATGGAGACAATCTTGTGCCCATCATCACGGAGTTCCTCAATGCGGGCAGCCAAGCGAGTGCAGCGATAGAGACCTTCAGCTTGGTAATGGGTGAGACCTCGGGTGTCCTTGGTAACTGGGTCAAGGGATAGGAGGTGTTTGAGGACCATCTGTTTCTGAGTGGGGAGGCTGGTCATTGGTTTCCTTCTTGTGGATGATTCGAGTTGTCGATGTCTGGAACCATTTCTTTACGTCCCAACCAGGGCAGCGAACACTTGCTCGGCCTGCCACTTCGTTGTGACCAACTACAAGAGCTTCAGGATACTTACGGCACAGTCCGTCTACGAGATCCTTCAGTGTCCCCCATTGCTCTGGGGTATAATCAGCAACCCCATCAACCCCTGTGCCCATGACACAGATGCCGATGGAGATAGCGTTCACCCCAGCACAATGGTTACCTATGTGGTTCTGTGCTCGGGCCTGAACCAACGCACCATCACGAGGGATAACAAAGTGATAACCACAGTTCAGCCCGTGCTGTGCTCGGTGCTTGTGGTCAAGGTACCGATACCCTGCGGGGTTACCTTGGTCGTCTAACTGATCCGGCTTGGTGCCTGAGGAATGAATAACAATGTACTTAGTTGACTGACGGTCCCTCCAGACCAACTGGAACTGGTAGCTTGGCTTAGTGTTGTCAGTCATGGTGACACCGGAGTTTGACGGAGTGCTGGAGGATTTTTGAGATAAGCGATTAGACGTTCAAGGCGCTCAACCGAATCTCTAGCAAATCCGAGAGCGTAGTTACATCCTCGGCAAAGCAGCCCACGAACAGTTAGAGAGTTGTGACAGTGATCTATGTGCGGTGTCTCTTTGAAGGGGTCCCCACAGCCCTGGCATGTTGGGTGCCCCGCATTCAGTAGAGATTCAACGATGGGCCATCCAGGCATATCCCCGTACTCACTCCTTTTAGCCCACAGCCTCGTCTTTTCTGGGTGAGCTTTTCGGTAAGCCCTATTTTCCTCGCGTAGCCTCTCCCGATGGTTGGCCTTGAACCTCAGATTACTGGCTCTCTGTCTTTCCCTGCGCTCCTCTTCAGTTAGCACTAGGCACCAGTGTGCTTTCTTTTATCCACTCAACCGGGATGAACTTTTCGGCCCACTTGAATCCATACTTCTCGGCCCAGGCGGCATAAGTAGTCGAGGATCTCTTATTGAGCTTGTTAGATGCTCGTTGGAAAACGAATCGAATATCAAGACCTGGGTTAGATGCCTTCACCAACTTCATCTTGGTTCTATCTTCAGATGAGAGGTACCCCTTGGCTTCAATAATCATTTCCCCCAAGATAAAATCGGGGGTGTAACAGTGTGTTGATGCTGGGATTTCGTACTCCAGAACTTTACTCTCATAAGAAAAGGGGATGCACTGAGCCTCCAAGCCCAATGCAATCCCCTCCTCAAGTGACGAGCGATATTTGGAGTCAGAGGATTTAGAAGTCCCCCGCGCCTTTCGCCTGAACTGCACTCGGAGCCTCCGTATTCGTTGCTGGGGCTTCATTAGCCGGTGCTTCGTAACGACCTTCTTCAGCACTGAAGGGATCTGAGTAGCTCCCACCACCCAGTTCCAAGACCTGAACACCAACCAATCGGAAGGTGACACCAGCCACACGAGTACCATCAATGAAGTACGGGCTGGGGACGAAGGCTACCTTGACCTTACTACCACCACCAACCTTCACGCTAGCACCCAGAGGATTCTTCTTGGCATCCTGAAGGATCAGCTTGGTTGGGTTCTCTTTACCCTGCTTGTCCTTCCAGCTTTCCTTAGCACTGAACTGAATGGTCATCATACCAGTCTCAGCACCAGTCTCCTTGTCGAACTCCAGTTTGTACGGGAGGCCACCGTGGGTGACTTCCAATTCCTTGCCGGTCTTAGGGTCTCGCTTCCCCTTCACTTTGACCTTGGCTTCAGCAAGGTTCTCAGCATCCATAGCCTGGAACTGCTCAAGGAACTTCATGCCGTCTTCTTTGGTGAAGCGAAGGCCGATCTGATACTTGTGGAACTTCTCATCCGGCACATGGAGCTTAGGCCAACTGGCGATAGCTTCAGGGGTGACCTGGAGCGGGTACGATTTCTTCTTAGGTTGTTCGGTCATGTGATGTTCCTTGTTTGTGAGCAGACTGTTGCTGCCCTGTGAATGGGATTAGGAGAGCTAATTGGGGCTTATTCGCCAAAGAGGTAGAGACGGTGACGACTAACATCCATACCACCAACACCACGGAAGATGTTGTAGGTGGTGTTAATCAGAGCAGCTTCCTCTTTGGTCTTAGCTGCACCGGGACTAGAGCACCCGAGGAGGTCTCGGACCAGGGCAGCCTGTTGGAGATCCAGGGTGACCTGAACACCGGGGATGAGAGCCTTCGTCTCAATCGAGGTCATCTTGATGCGGGATTCTTCAGCCATGTAAGGCTCCTTTAGGTAGGGTTATGAAACGAAAACAGAGGTTATCCCTGATAGGACAACCTCTGCTTATGGAATCTGAACTGAATCTTAGAGTCTCTTAGGAATCCTTAGATATTCTTATCTATCTCCTCCACCCCTCCACCCAGTTTCTTTCTCCAAGTGTACCACTTTAGACACCATACCGGATAGCTTCCTATATGACAAGTGGTTACGCGAAGAAGTATTTAGAGTGTAAAACGGTGGAAAGATCGTCACTACTAGCGGGCTGGGTGCGGACTGGGAAGATGGATGGGTCCACCTTGTTCGCAGTCGCTACGCTCTCAAGGAACTCTGAGATCACATCGTGGTCCTGGTACATCTTGACGAAGGACTCACGGAGGGTCTGGGCCAGGGCTGAGGTATCCGCAGCATGGGTGGCATAACTGTCATGGATCATGCAGAAGGCAGACAGACCAGCATCATGCCCAGCTACTAAGGTCAGCATGGCCGCAGAAGCATCCAGGCTGTGAACGAAGTTAGGAGCAACCCCATTCACCTGTCTACGGGGGTCTAAGGGATGGTGGGCAGTGTCATTGATGACAGTGAACTCAACTCTAGCACCACCAAGGAGGGTCTTGATCTTCCGAGTCTTATATTTGAGGTAGCTCTGGACCACAGGGAGTCCCGTAGGTGTCGTCCATTGAAGGGGTAGACCGCTGGCTGCTGCTGTTCGAGCAACACCTTGAAGCCACCCCATCACTTCAACAGCCTTCACCACAGTCCCTGAGATTGCCTCGTGGATCTTCTCAGCAAGGAACTTAGCTGCTCCAAAGTTCTTGAAGTCAGCCCCGAAGAGTTCCTTGTGTCCGTTCTCAGTGATCCACTCCTGTATAAAGGCCCTGAAGGCGTGCTTGGTAGCACCGTAGGGGAGGGTCATAACACAACGCTTGGTTACCTTGCGGGTTACTCCCAAGGTCTTCCACGTAACTCCCAGGGGCGACGTGTCGTCCTTGAGGGCTTCCATGACTTTATCTGCGACAACTTGGTAGATGTCAGATGGGGTCTCGGACGGGAACAGGTTGACTGCTGCACCACCGACAGGATCTCTGAGCATGGCTGAGAAGTGTTGGAGTCCGTTGCAAGATCCATCAAGAGCCACAGGGATTCTGGATTCGTAGTCCAGACCAACATTGAGATAGCCGTACCACTCGAAACAGAACGCAAGGAACTGCCAGGGAGAGTCAGCTTTGGTCCACCAGAGAAAGTCGAGGGGATTCTCGGCAGTCTGAGTGATCTGATTCTGATGCTGGTTGACCCAAGCAAGCCGGTCTTCGTAGCTAACCTTGTCAACTCCAAAACAATTTGCTCCGTGGATAGCAAGCCAGTCGGCGGCATCTTGTGATCCAAGTGCCTTTGGTTCGGCAAAACGTAGAAGTGCCTTGGCATAGTCAGGACCCTGAGGATTGAGGAACAGAGGAGTGGGATACATCCGGCCCCTGAAGTCCAGTTGGTGCGGGAAGTAGATCGCAGCTTCATCCTTGAACTTCTCAGCAATGCTCAGGGTCTTAGCGATCTGGATAACCTTGGAGCTACGCCGGATGTTCTCAGAGCGCACATCAGCCTTCTCGTGTCTCCACTTACGTCGAGCAGCTTCGTTGGTCTCAATATCGATAGGCTTAGGGGGATTGGGAATCAAAGACCGAGGAGTAGTGTCACCCACGACCATCCCGATATTCCAAAGCTCCCCAAACACCATCAGAACCTCTTGGTTGATCTGCCAAGGGGTGGCCTGAAGAGTGTTGAGAGCTTTGTAAACTACAGGGATCTCTATGGCATTGAGGTCTTCAAGGTAACGCTTGCTGTTGGTCTTGATGATAGGCAGAGGAGCAACAGCCCGAGTCATGTAACCACCAGCCCAAGGTTTGGTCCAGGGGACAGGGGGAACTAGCATCGGGAGGTACTCAGGCTGCATCACTTCGCCTTGAGCGTTCTTCTTAGCGATCCATTCGATAGCCTTAGCAGTTGGCTCAAGCCTGTAAGGGGTGTTGTCCGCAGCTTCATGGACAAGCTCCATCGTGACAAACCCAGTGGACTCTATGAACAGGTCGAGGAGACACATACCCAAATGGATCTTGTCTGCCTTGACCCAGTGTTCCCAAGCAATCCCGTGTTTGTTCATACACTGGGCCAGGATCTTCTTACGGTAGCCATAGTGACGTGAGCGTCGGTTCAGGTTACGGAGAACAGCGATGAAGTATGCCTTGTCCTCTTTCTTGAAGACCTTCATCCGACACTCATCCTCCAGACAGCCAGCAATCTTAGCAGCAACAGTGACTGGGTTGGTTCTCAAAGAGATGGAGTCCAAGATAGTCTTGCAGGTCTGGAAGGCACAGAGTTCAGGGTTGCCAATCATCCGAAGGTAAAGGCTAGCAACTGATGCCTTGCCCTCACCTTGCCCTTTCTTGGAAGCCTTCAGGTACTCCTTGATCTTCTCAGCCATCGGGAGCACAGCCTGTTCAAGTAGGGAGGACCCATAAGGGGTCTCACTCTCTCGCTTCTTGGACTTGGCATCAGCAATCATCTTCTGGAACTTGGCAGTCCCGAGGGAGCGCATCTCCATTTCGAGGAGGTACTGGCGCTCTAGGAGCAATGTGGTCACAGGGTTTGTAGGGGTATTCATGTGACAGGGTTCCTCGTATGTGACTAAGATAGAGTTCCGTATAAGGAAGTCAAGTAGCCATTACTAGAGTTACAGAGAAGACTTGTGGAAGACTTACGATTCGGGGTGGGACTCGGGGCAGATTTTAAGTCCCCTGCGTATACCGTTTCGCCATCCCGGCCAAGAGCTTATGACTAACTTGAGGGGCCACAGTAACACCGTCACGGTTACCGTGGACCACCCAAGTTACCTAAGAGACCTTGTCTCTTTCTTGTACTTCATCAAGTGCCTTGGCTCCTGCCATGAGACTCGCAGGAGTCAGGTGAGCATAGCGCAGAGTCATGGTCAGGCTCTTATGCCCCAACCATTCCTTGATGATTTGAAGGCTAACACCCTTCTGAGCTAACCGGGATGCACAGGTGTGCCTGAGAGCGTAAGGCACGAAGCCCTCGTCAGCCTGAAGGCCCATTCGGTTACGAACTCGAAGCCACTGGTTGTGATACCAGCCATCAGTGAAGGGGAATGGTCTCACGGAGTCCTTGGTCCTGCGAGAGATGATCTCCTTTACGCGGAGCGTCATCGGGATCGTCCGAGACACCCCGTTCTTGGTCTCCCAGAAGGTCACAGTCCCAGCCTCAAGGTTACAGTCCTGTGCCGTGAGCTTGAAGGCTTCCCCAGGGCGAGCACCAGTGTCCACGAGGAACACCGTGACATCTACGTGGTCGTGCTTCTCCCAAGACTTGAAGAGGGACACCACAGTCCTCTCTTCCTCAATGGTCAGCCAACGGATTCGATTCGTACCCTCCTGGCGTCTCTCTAGGCGGGGTTTCTTGTCCAGTGCCCCCCGATCTACTGCGAAGGTCAGGACACGGCTCAAACAGGCTAGCTTTCGGTTCACCGTGGAGCCTGAGTTACCACCCTCCTCCAGTCTAACGATCCACGAGTCCACCCAATCGCTATCGATGTCAGCGATCTGAGTAGCGGGACCAAAGTAGGCCAGCATCATGGTTTGGTTCTTCAGCCAGAACGATTCAGCCTTGGTGCCCTTCCAGACAATAGCGTGGCACTTTTCCACAGCAGTCTTCAGGGTCCACCGTTTGGACTCCTTTCCAGCCTTCAGTTCCTTCAACTCTTGGAGGAGAATAGGTTCAAGACGCTTAGCCTCAAACTCTGTCTCAACTGACTGTTGCTTACGAAGACCCTCAAAGGCTACATCGATTTGCCAGGAGTCCCCACGTTGACGGATAGGCATACCTTGGTGTCCCTAGATAATATCAGCTAACCGCTCTACGAACCTAAGTCCCTTAGCGGTCAACGTGATTAGTTTGGATGAATAGTTCGTTGGATTGAACTCAACGGACAGCAGCCCCAGACCTTGCTTGCCATTGGTCTTGTCGCAGAGCTTCACGATATTCCGTGAGGTTGCGGCGAAGCTAAGACCTACTCGTTCCCCGATATCTCCAATGGAGGTACCAGGGTTCTGAGCGACAACGCAGAGGATCTGGAGCGTCTGGGGCGGGAACTCGTTATCGATGTCCCGCACTTCCTTACAGAGTTTCTCCAGCTTCTCGACTTTCGACATAGAGAGGCCCATGACTAGGCTCCTTCAAAGAGATGATGAGGGCAAAGGAACGCCAAAGGATCACGCGGGAACCTTCGGCTGCTATGAAGCTAGTGGGGAGGAACCCTTTCACAAGAGGGTAACTTGTCTTTTCGAGAAAGAACTCCCACTTGAGGAAGGTGAAGGATTTTGTCCAGACTGTGGATTGCATGACTTATTCCTTACCCCAGATGGCACAGCGATTGGCTGTCAGGAAGTCATCCAGGGGGAACGGGGTTAGTTTAGACCGTTAGGGGAGGATTCAAGGGAAAGTTCTAGCAGAACGTACTAACAAAGTACCTGCTCGGCTTCCCTCTCAGAATCACTCCATACCCCGTAGGAGTATTGAAGATCCTAAAGACTTTCCCATTCGCCAGGAGGCCCTCAAACCCCTCAGGCCAATGGTGCTTGCACAGATACCCTTGCCACTCCATCAACCCAACCTCTTTGCTGGTGTGGTTGGTCAGTTGCATAGCAGCAAGGATCTCGGAACCCTTGGGGCCTGGGGAGGAGAGGACTTCGCTGAGAATATCGTCGTCTATTGGGGCTAGGTCTTTTGCGGGGACTAAGTACGGATCTTGTTTGTACTCCACAGGGTCATCAGAAACCAGGGGGCCTTGAATAGCGAAAAGAGTCTCTGGGAGGGTTGTGAGGCAAGCTGGCATTGGGGCGTTCATCGGGGTTCCTTGGTGGTAAGAGTTGTTTATAAGGAAGACTTGCGGTGTCAACGAAGAAAAGAGATAAGCAGTTTGGTGAGGGAATAGGAAATTGAGCAGGAGATGAGGGTTACTAAGAGGAGACTTAGAGATTGTTTCATTTGGCTCCTAGTTCCCTAAGCATCTCAAGCACTTCCCTAAGCGGCGGCTTGTTCGGCCCAATCTGTTGGAATCGATGGATCTGGTAAGTTGTTCGGCTCCAGTCTGGGGAGAATCCCGTATCCTCCTCACGGGGGACTTGGGTCATATGGGAAGACCTTCTTTCGTAAGGTCCCAGGTCTGCCCGAGAGCCTCCATAGCAGCAAGCGCACGGATAACAGACTGGATTGCCTTACGCTCTGCCGGAGTCGTATAGGAATCCCAAGGGACCCTCAGGGTGCGGCCTTTCTTTGGGAGTCGGAGCCATTCCGCTACGCTGTGGGTTTGGCACCCAACCGTCACAATTCCTGGCGCGGAGACGGAGGCAGTCCATCGGACGGCTGACGAATGAAGCGCGTTGAACTTTAGTTTCCCGGATGACACCCGAGCATTGCCGAACACCTGAGCATTGCCGAACACCTGAGCATTGCCGAACACCTGAGCATTGTCGAACACCTGAGCATTGCCGAACACCTGAGCATTGCCGGACACCTGAGCATTGCCGGACACCCAAGCATTGCCGAACACCTGAGCATCGGCGGACACCCGAGCATTGCCGGACACCCAAGCATTGCCGGACACCCGAGCATTGCCGAACACCTGAGCATTGCCGGACACCTGAGCATTGCCGAACACCTGAGCATTGCCGGACACCTGAGCATTGCCGGAC